ACCCATCACAGCCAATGTGGATGTAACGGATGTGACCCCATACATAGCTACTCAGTCAGCTCTCAGGATACAGCCTATCCTGGGCACCACATTCTACAACCATCTACTGAATGCATACAATGCTCAGACTTTGACCAATGATGAGATAACTTTGGTTGAGTTTATTCAGCCGGTCATTGCATGGAGGTCAGCAGAGGATGCTGTATTTGGTTTGAGCTATCAGCTCAAGAACAAAGGACTACAAACTCAAAACGGTGACTACTCAGCCAGCGTATCACGAGGTGAGGTAGCCTTTGGCATGGAGCACTATGCACAGAAGGCATCATTCTTTGAGCAGAGGCTGATCCGTTGGCTATTGGCTAACAAAAATCTATTCCCTATCTTCATCTCAGCACTCAATACAGATACTGACCTACGGCCTATGTTCGCCACTTGCCAGTGCATCACTCCTTGGCAGTTGACTTGCACAGGGATGTGCGGTAACTTCCGTGAAAATGGGTACAATAACAGCATTCTAATTCTGTGAAAACACAGCTATCCATATTGCTTGCATCATTTCAATCTAAATGGCCCATTTACCTGAGCATGGTTAGTGCATTTTTTACACCCATTTGGGGGCTGATGTTCCTGATAGGCTTTTCAATTGGCATGGATACCGTTACAGGTATCTGGAAGGCACGAAAGAAAAAGGAAAAAATCAGTTCTCGTAGGTTATCGGCTGTGATATCTAAGATGTTACTCTATGAGGTAACCGTGATTTTATTCTATCTGATTGACTACTTTATCCTTAATGATATAGTGTTGACATTTTTTTCTGTACCTTTAATGCTCACAAAGATACTTGCATTGATCCTGGTATCCATTGAGGTGGTCAGTATTAACGAAAATTACAAGGCAGTAAAGGGCCTCGACCTATGGCAGGCAATGAAAAACCTATTCGCAAGAGCTAAGGAAATCAAAAAGGACACGGATGAAATTAGACACAACCAAGATATTACAGGCACGCCTATCTGAAAATCAATACTTTCCTGAGGAGTCTAAGAAAACACAGATCTACCTGCACCATACAGCAGGCAACGGTGATGCTGTAGCCGTATCACGATGGTGGCAGAGTAATGCTGAGAGGATTGCTACTGCCTTCGTTATTGGTAACAAGGGTACTATAGTGCAATGCTTCTCAAGCAAGCACTGGGCATACCACCTTGGCATAGATAACCAGGACTTTGCACCTCATGGGGTGAGATATCAGAACCTCAACAAGCTAAGTGTTGGCATTGAGGTGTGTAATTGGGGCCCATTGAAGCAGGTCAATGGTAAGTACATGAATTATGTGAAGGGTGTGGTAGATCCTTCGGAGGTTACTATCCTGGATAAGCCCTTCAAAGGTCATGTGCTGTGGCATAAATATACCGATGCACAGATTGAAAGCACCAGGCAGTTATTGGTGTACCTGTGCGAAACCTACAACATACCCAAGGAATACAGAAAAGAGATATTCTCCATTGATACTGAGGCCTTCAAAGGCACTCCAGGGATCTATACCCACAACAGTGTACGAAAAGACAAGAGTGATATCTACCCATGCCCTCGAATGATAGCAATGTTACAAGCATTATGAGATATATCCTACCCTTATTGATACTGATAGTATCATGCTCAGCTCCTAAGAGAGCTCAATGGCACTACAAGAGAGCTCTTGCTAATGGGCTTAAGGTAGAGCAGGATAGTGATACCATCCGGATCGCTACCATTGACAGCATCCCTGTTATTAAGAATGATACCATAGTGTGGGAGAAAATTATTGCGTATCGTGATACGGTTATACAGCATGATATAGTGACGATCCCTAAAACGAGGTGGCAGACCAGGGTAGAGATGCGAGAGAGAATAAAGATAGAGAAAATCAAAGGCGATACCATTGTACAGAAAGCCAAGGCAGAGCAGAAAGTCACCTACATTACCAGGTGGTGGCCGTTTTGGTTAGGCTTAGCCATACCCTTTGTGCTTCGATTGGCATGGTCAGCACTACTCAGTAAACTCAACAGATGAGGAAACGTTTATTTTATGACATTGAGACCTCCTTCAATGTCGGTATATTCTGGCGGACAGGATATAACCTAACCATCAACCCGGGTGATATCATCCATGAGAGGGCTATTATTTGCATCTGCTATAAATGGGAAGGTGAGGATGAAATACATAGCTTAACATGGTCCAAGAGCCAATGCGACAAGGCCATGCTCAAGGAGTTCATTAAAGTAATGGCTCAAGCCGATGAGATAGTGGCCCACAATGGTGATAAGTTTGACCTCAAATGGGTGCGTACACGAGCTTTATTTCATGGCATTGATGTCATGCCAAACGTTAAGACTATTGATACCCTTAAATGGGCTAAAAAATACTTTAATTTTAACAGCAACAAGCTCGATTACATTGCCAAATTGCTCAAGGTAGGGGCTAAGATGGATACAGGAGGGCTTGATTTGTGGAAGGATATAGTATTTAGGAAGGACCAGGAGGCCCTAAATAAGATGGTAGCCTATTGCAAGATGGATGTTGAGGTCCTTGAGGCGGTATTCAATAAGCTCAACAGCTATGCAACCCCACAACATAACTATGCAGTGCAACATGGAGGTGAAAAATATGAATGTCCTGAATGTGGTAGCATCAATTACGCATACAATAAGAAGGTAGTAACTGCAGCAGGAACCGTACACCATTGGCTAAAGTGCAAAGAGTGTAAAAAACACAATAAAATAAACCACTTGGTATTCACTAAGTACCAGGAGTACATCTACAAGCGTAAGAAAAATATCTCTTAAGTTAAAAAATTAACCGTTTTTCACCTCCTTTAAGTTAATTTTCTTATTTAGAATGATTCTAAATTTCGTTGATAATTTGTCAACATTAAAACTATTTGTATATTTGTCAAGTATTAACATTTAAACATTTAGTTATGACAGAAATTATCCTTGAAATGGAGCAGGAGCTCCGAGATGAAATGCAAGAAATGATTGATGCCTTCGGTCCAAGTGATCCAGGCACCGTATATGCAGCCACAAAGTGGGCTGTGATGGAAGATTTATTAACCCGATTAAAACTTGAGCCCAATGATTAGAGAATTTTTACTGAGTAGCGTGTTGCTGATTGCTTCCCCATTCGTATTGTATTACCTTTTAAAACTTGTATTATGTTAGGAAATTTGAAAGAAGGAATTTTTTATGTTTTTGAGAACGGCAAAGAGGCCGTTGGTGATCATGTCATCACATCCGTTTAAATATGTAACGGTGATATCTGTGATGTGTACATTGACCTTGACATCAATGGCTATTTAGATGGCACCCGGTGTGAATTAACAGATAGAGAAATTGAAGAGGTGCGTGATGCTGTACGTGATGAGCTACTGGCTAATAGCTATGAGTATGATTTACATCTGCATTTCTCTGAGGAGCAGGATAGGATGCTGAAATATGAGCAGGATTTAGATTATTATTTTTATACACGAGAGCTATGACATTAGGAGACCAAGTATACTGGTGGTTTCACGGAGGTGGATCCATTGCAAAAAGCGGACACTTTAACTGGAAGCATTACTGCAAAGTGATGCAAGCTAAACATGAAATTTATAAACAATGTACAGACTCAGATACTACATCCATACCCAGCTCATCCGAGAATGGGTATTCAACAGCAGAGGACTCTGCAATTGGAAAAAGCGAGAGCTCCTCATGTCAGGAGATTGTCGGATGGGACACTTTAAAATCGAACGAAAATGACACAAGAGCAATTGATTAGAGTGCTGTATCCTACGGTGCCAGGCCCTGCACTGGCTGAGTATATTGGCGTTACTCGCAACCAGCTTTCTTATATGGTGCATCAGATGGGAGTGAAGAAAAACCCCAGGATTAAAAAGCTAATGAACCAACAGAGGATAAAACAAGCACATGAAAAACTTAAACAAAAAAAATATGCTACTAATTGACGAACTATACCACCTTTCAAAGGTGCAGAATGATGACATTGTGAAGATCATTGAGGATTTCAACCTTCGCAGAAGGTGCCGAAAACAAGAGTACGTATACAAGAGGTATTTCTTGGCTCAGTACATGGTTCGCAGGAGGCACATGACTACAATGCTCGCAGCTTATTACCTGGGAATTGACCATAGTACAGTAGTTTATGGCATCCAACAGCATGACTTTTGGTGGAAGCACAACGATCACAGGTACATGGCAGCCATTCATCCGGTGCCACAGCTCCTGAGCGTGACAACTAATGACAACCCTGTGACAACTTACGAGGTAAAATACAACGAGGTTGTCACGGAAAAAACAGAGGTAACTATCACAGGTAACTTCCCTCCAAAGTTATTAACAAATTTTGAAAAACTCTTGACTGGTAAGCAATTAAGCGACATCTTTGCCATGTCATAATATAAGGGTTAATACGTTAGGGGGCTTCGGCTCCCTTTCTTTTTGCCCCTGCGTGACGACGTGACAACCCATTTGCATATGAGCCATATATTTAATACGAGTATATTCACCCCCCAAAAAGTTGGTTTTGAGTTGTCACGTTGTCACGGAAACACAAGAAACCCAATACTGACGTGGCTTATAGGCGTGACAACTACCCCCTTTGAGTTGTCACGGAGTTGTCACTGTTGTCACGGAGTTGTCACGAATTAGAATTATTTAATATATTTGCAATCATGTATAACCCTTATATATCAATTTTCAAAAGTCTCTACAATAGCAAAGAGACACCCTTCTCTATTAAGGCAATAGAGGTGCACAATAGGATACAGGTAGGCACACCTGAATTAATTAGTAAGATAAAGGCCATACGGAAGGGCAACAATGAGCTCAAGAATACACTCATGGCAATCATGTTCAATGGAACATTCAGTGAACGGAAGGATGATGGACTTGTTGAGCACTCAGGGCTGTGCATCCTGGACTTTGACAAGTACCCCGATGCTGATACCATGGCAGCAGAACGGAAGAGGCTTATTGAAGATAAATACACCTATATGCTTTTCACCTCACCCAGTGGTAAGGGCCTCAAGGTGGTCATTAGGATACCTCAATGTGATAAGGTGGAGCACCGCAGAAGGTTCAGCCACTATGAACAGTACATCAATAGTGAGTACTTTGATACATCCAATAAGAATATCAGCAGGGTATGCTTTGAGTCCTATGACCCTGATGCCTATCTCAATGAATTTGCAGCCATCTACACTGGCATTGTGGAGGATACAGGCTACCACCGAAGTGAATACACCCCCAAGGTCATTGTAACCAATGAGAACCGCATCATTGAGAAGGTGCTGAAGTTCAACCATGGTGAATTTAAGGAGGGTAACCGGGCCAATTACATCTACAAGGTAGCCTGTTGCCTATGTGAGTACTCTATTCCCCTTACAACTGCGGAGAATACACTACTACAATTCACGCAGGATGGATTCGGAGCTACGGAAATAACCAACACGGTCCGAAATGCATACAAGCAGGCTCAGTTTGGGCTCAAAGTATTCGAGGATGTGGAGGCCATCCAAGGGATTAAGAATAAACTCAAGCAAGGGATAGCTCCTGAGGATATCAGCAAGCAACTGAGCGTATCTAAGGAGGATATTAAGGCCATTCAAAAGGAGGAGGATATATTCTGGGAGGTAAAAAAAAACACCGTTAACATCATCCCCAACAAGTATGCTGCCTGGTTGCATAAGCAAGGCTTTGCAAAATACTACCCTGAGCGGTCAAATAATCCCATTTTCGTGTACATAACAGAGAATAAGGTCCAAGAGAGCTCAGTTGAGAAGATAAAAGACCATGTACTGACCTATCTAATGGAGCGAGAGCTGATGGATGTGTACAACCATTGTGCTAAGAGCTCGCAGTTATTCACACCTGGACACCTTAATATGCTTGACAGCATTGATATGCGTATCTTACAGGACTCAAAGAACGAGTGTTATCTACCATTTACCAATGGTGTGGCAGTGATCACCAAAAACAAGGTCAAACTACTGAGCTACATTGATATTGATGGGTATATCTGGAGGGACCAAATAATACCGAGAGAATTTAAAGTGGAAAATACCTATGAGAACAACTTCCAAGACTTCGTTAACAAGATAGCAGCACAGGACCCTAACCGAATCAAGTCCATGAGGACCACCATAGGCTACCTACTGCACACCTATAAGGATAAGGCGGAACAAAAGGCAGTTATCTTCAATGATGAGGAGATTGATGACAATCCAAACGGAGGGAGTGGTAAGAGTCTCATGCTTACTTCCCTTGGCCACATCCGTAAGATAGTTAAGATAGATGGTAAGCTCTTTAACCCAGGTAAAAATGATTTTGCTTATTCAAGGGTGAATCCTGATACACAGGTATTGGCCTTTGACGATGTTAAAAAGCACTTCAACTTTGAGCAGTTGTTCTCACTGATCACTGAGGGTATCCCTGTCAACCGCAAGAACAAGGATGAGTATTACATCCCATACGAAAGGAGCCCTAAGATAGTGATCACTACCAACTATGTGATAGCAGGAGCAGGTGGGAGCCATGATAGGAGAAGGCATGAGGTTGAGTTCAATCAATACTTCAACGCTAACCATAGCCCCATTGATGAGTATGGGTGCAAGCTATTCGACCAATGGACTCAGGAGGAGTGGAGCTACTTCGATAACTACATGATTGATAATATCAAGTACTACCTGGAGCATGGGCTGTACCAAACCACAGGTATCAACAGTGACATTAAGAAATTCATACAAAACACCTGCAAGGAGTTCTATGATTTCGTGGAGGATACACCACTCACTGCGGATGGTTCCCATTTGCACCGGTACAAAGGACTCATGCAACAGTTTCAAGAGGAGACCAACAGCTTCAAGGACCTCAAGCCTCAAGTCTTTGCTCGATGGATTGACTGCTATGCAACTCACATGAAATATAAACTAACTAAACACCGTAACCATGAAGGCCGCCACTTTTACCTTACTCCTACTCAGCCTGCTAAGCTGTAAGTCTACACAGAAGTGTGATGCATACAGCATCCGAGGGTATGATTACATCCAAGTGATTGGATATACAGATACAGTACCTACCCTTGGAGAGGAGGAGCTACACCTACCACCTGGTGAGTACATCATTAAGGCATGGAAAGGAGAGGAGATAACATATATACGCTATGAAAAAAGAACACAGTAAAACACTACACGATCTCAAAGTGTGTAAGGTGCTAAGTAAGTGCCCTACATATCCTGTTAACTATATACCTAAAACTATGTACAAAGACTCAACGGCCAACGGCCTAACCAAAGCTATCTGTGACTGGATTAACCTGCATGGATACCAGGCTGAACGTATCAATACCATGGGTGTGGCACGTACTAAGTACCGCACGGATGGATCAGTGGCAGGCATCCAATGGACCAAGGGCACCTCTACTGCAGGGAGTGCTGATATTTCTGCTACGATTAAGGGCAGAAGTGTTAAGATAGAGGTGAAGATAGGTAAGGATAGGCAGTCCGAGGCACAGAAGAGATACCAGGAGATGATTGAGAGGGCAGGGGGTGTGTATATTATCGCAAAAAATTTTGATGAATTTGTTGAATGGTACAATAATTTTGTATCTTTGTAAAAATTAAACCCTTTTAATATGACAACAAGAGTAAAAAAAGAGGAGGTAGTACCTCAGGCAGCAAGCCTAAACATCTACCAAAAGCTACATTTAGCAAAGCAGTCAATGGGTAAGGTGATTAAGAATGCCACCAACCCCCATTTGAAGCGTAACTATGCCGACATCAACAGCATCATTGATACTGTTGAGCCTATTCTATTGGACCATGGCCTGCTGTTGATACAGCCTATCATTGATGATAAGGTATATACTATTATTGTGGATATCGAAACAGGTGATAAGTTAGAGAGTTACCTTACATTGCCTCCAATTACAGATGCCCAAAAGCTCGGAGGAGCCTGCACGTACTTTCGCAGGTATACATTGGTTAACCTGTGTTGTTTGCAAGCCATTGATGATGATGGCCATGAGGCTTCAAGAGCACCCAAGGCTAAGCCTACCCTAACACCTGACAGGTTCAACAGTGCACTTCAAGCTATCCAAGAGGGTAGATACACCGTTGAGGATTTGAAAGCTACCTATTCACTAACTAAAGAGCAGGAGGGGAAGCTATGAAGTTCCGAGCATCACAATTAGGTAAGCTAATGACCTCCTCCAGGACTAAGGGGG